GAGCTTACGTGTCTCCCACGACGCCCTCAGACCACACGGTATGGCCTGATGTCTGGAGATCTGCACTGACATTACATTCACCCCCTACTCCACCGGCAAGCCGGGGGGCGGTATCCCCATACCAGAGTAGCGTCCCGCGGGTGTATGTATCCTAAGTGCAGCCGATCCTGCTCAAGTAATAGTCGGGTGCAGGCCCTCGACAGCCACAATGTCATGAAACCACATGGAACCCAAGGATGAGCCGTTAGGCACACCCTCCGCCGCAACAAACACAGCCGTCTGGCATGAACGATCCAAATCGTTCACGTCAGTGGGCGAGATGTTAATGTTCACATCGAACATCTTGCGGCGCATGCGGGTATTGAATGGGATCTCCGTCTCTTGCCAAACAGGAAAAGATATTAGATCGCCAAGGCCCTTAACAGCTGAGTTAAAGTTGCCCCCTGTCAAAGCCGCGATGGTGGCAATTACCTCGGGATTATCAGTAAACCCGACGTAAATACGACCAGTGGACGTGAAACTAACGTTGGGTTCCCAACGCAGTTTTGTGCCAGGGAGGAACTTTGCGGAGCTGTAATTAGCTACAACATCTGGGCCCACGGGGGTCGCGACACCAGTCGGACGCCCAGGCACATAGAGTCGTGTGTAGCTGGCCTCCCCAAACCCATTCGAGCTAAGCGTGCTACCAAGGCAGGAATACTTAATAACAGAACTAGTAGAAGAGGTGTTCGTGACATTGGGCTGGCGGTTCCTACGACGCCGCATATTACTTTGTCCAGGGACTCGAGCTAGCTGGTTGCGAGCCATGTTGCCAGAGGGTTGCAGGAGATGTCAAGTGATTTGATGTCGGGGAACATCATGGGGGTGAGAGACCCGACGGATAGGGGGCTGGAATACTCTGCTTCCAAAGCTTCCTGGAGGTCTGGCATTACGCCGAAGGCGCGGTAAAAGCTAACACGCGCCTCGTCGCACACGACACCTCCAGTAACGCCCCGGGACATGTATCCCAGCCCACTATCCCAAACCTGGTCACTCACCCCCACTGAGTTCGCCCCAGCACCAAGGCGCACCAACCGGGAGTACCATGCCTCCCAGACTGGCACCCCACGTGTGAGTGACAACCCGCATGAGCCAATGGCAGACGCCCACAACCGGAACGACTGCTCATTGTCCCACCCAAGCAAGGAGACACAGTCCTTACTCATGGCAACACGTGGGTCCCGGACCATGCGCCATCCAGTGCTTGTAAACACCGGTTGGGCTTGGCAGAACACCACCTGCTCCAAGGTAAAGACTGGCTCCTCACGGGTGAGAGTGAACCCAAACTCCAGAAACCAAGCGTCGATACCAGCAAGGGCCGG